CTCTCCTATATCGGTAGGTGCGGAGATGCCTACAGGCGAGCCTGCAAACTGGGTCAACCCAGACACTGAAGGCAATGGCGGTGGCGGCAACGGCAATGGCGGTGGTGGCGGCAATGGCGGTGGCGGGAACGGCAATGGTGGTGGTGAGCCGCCAGAAGAAAAGCTATACACGCCAAATGGCAGTCAGTTCTTTCAGGGGATGTTTACTGCTAACGATATGCTGTTTAGAAATGGCGGGACTATAGACAGTGAATTCTATAACGGCTTGCGAAGAAACATTTTAGCTAGCTTAGCTCAGACAGCCGCAGACAATGGCAGGACGCAGAACACTGCTGAAGAGATTGCGCTTGCTCAAGGCAAGGGTGGCTATTCTGCTAGTGGCTTGTTTGATCCTAATGTTGCCGGTTTTGCTTCAGCACTGGGGTTCTAAGATGCTTGATAATCCACTATTGGCAGACAACAGCGGCCTTAGCAATGAGCTAACCACTCCTAGCAACTCGTATTACGTTATAACGTCGAGGGCTAAGGGTGGGGCAAACAATCCTTTTGGTGGAAGCAACACTTCTAACAGCACCTCTCAGCTTAAACAGATGACCGAGCAAGATCTGCGTAGAGAGTATCAAGACTCAGGTCAGATCCAGAGCCACTTTGGTTCCTTTGATAACTACATGAGTTATATCAATGACTCTCAGGCGTGGGTGCAGACTGCTGATTGGATGACTGCTGTGCCTGAGTACCAACCCGGATCTAAAGAGTGGGCTTTTCTTAATGGTGAAGATCTGGCTTGGGGGCCGGGAGAAAAACAGCAGATAAACCAGAAGATTACTCAGGACAGAACAAGTCTTAGAAGGCAGGGGTATGCTGAATGGATGGCGGCAGGCCAAGACCTGCAAGACAAGTGGGGAATTGAAAGGGTTATCTACAACAATGATGGTGATGAGTTCCAGTGGACGGGATCAGGCTATCAGAAGACCGTAAAGGTAGATGACCACGCCAGCCTTGCTGACTACGCCAAAGTAATTATTAAGTCGGCTATGACATCTGCACTCACTATGGGATTAGCGACCGTTGCCAGTGGCGCTCTTGCTGGAACAGGGTTAGGCACTAGTATTGGCGAAGCAACGCAGGCTGTTAAGGGCGCTCTAAAAACTGTGCTTGGCAAAGTTCCTTACTTGAAAGGTTCAGCAGGCACAATTGCAGATTTCTTTTTCCCTGAAACCGTTGCGGGTGGGATGCTAGGCACAGGCGCTCAAGCAGACCCTTGGAGGATTATCACTGGAGCTTCTGTGGCAGGCAGTTCTAGTGCCGCCTATGAGCAGATGACTAATGCGGTAAACGAAGCAATGGCGTCTGATGTCATTATGAACATAGCTAATGGCAACGCTAACTCAAATAACAATGGCGGGAATAACAACAATCAAAACAACGGAGGCGAAGAAGAAGAAGAGTATTGGCCTATGAATGCAAACGGCGAGTACATCATAACTCTGCCTACTGATTTACCTCCGGGCTACATCTTGAATGACGGCTATATTGTCCATGAAGAGTCTGGAACTGTAATGTCTGATTACATTGGGGATATGGGTACTAACCCCAACATGGGCGCACAGATATATACCTTCAAGCCTTATGATGCTGACTCTGGTGGCGGCGCTACAAGTGACAGCAACTCAACCACAACGACAACAAACACAAATACGAACACCAACACAAATACAAATACGAACACCAACACAACTACAACAGGTGGCAACGGTAACAACGGCAATAACGGTGGCGGGAACGCAAACGAGATAATCCTGACTAATGGTATTTACGGTGACATTCGTATTGTTACTGATGATGTTTTTGCTGAAGACGGCACATACGGTAATTGGGTTCTAGTTTCTCAAACTGGTGTCTGGGGACAGTCAGGTATATCAGTGATCCGCAATACTGCTACTGGGGCGTGGCAGACTGTTGATTGGGACAGCCAAAGCTATGAGCAGGAGATGGAGGATGAGCCAAACGTCAATCCGTTTAACTCAGTTACTAATGTTGACAACAACAATGGAAGTAACGGCAACAACGATGGCGGCCCTAAAGATGGCGATGCCTGTGTATTAGAAGACATGTCTACTGGCAAGATGAAGGACGGGGTATGTATGCCTGTCGACGGTAACGGTGTAATCATTACCACAACAACCAACAATAACAGCAACAACAACAATAGTAATAGCAACAACAATAACGGCACTCAAACCACAACACCCAATGAGGGCGATGCTTGCGAATTGCCAGATGGGACTATTGGCGAGATTGACTCTATGGGGGAATGCCAGCCAACTACAAGCACAAACACGAACACGAATACCAACACCAACACCAACACGAATACCAACACGAACACAAACACGAACACCAATACAAACACCAATACAAACACCAATACAAACGCAACCGGCCCCTCTGAAGGGGATGTTTGTCAGTTAGCTAACGGCCAGAATGGTCTTGTTAACAGTGCTGGACTCTGTGTTGCGATAGCTGTAGGTGCTACATGCACGTTGTCTAACGGGCAGTCTGGAAAGATAGACACTAGCGGCGTTTGTGTTGCAGACGGGACTGACTCTACTGGAACCGAAGGCAATGGCGGCACTAACAATGGCGGGGAAGGGCCGGGAGAGAATGGAAACAACGGCCCCGGCAATGGCGGCAATGGCCCCGGTGGTGAGGAACCCGGAAATCCTCTTCCGCGTATGCCTAATGCGCGCAAGCCTTATGTCAATGTATGGACAGGGTTAAATGAAGTAGATCCCGGCCCCGGATATGTTCCTAAACCCAAAAACAACCAACCGGCTACTGGCTTATTTAGCGAAGCATGGAGAGACATAGACAGATGAACTACTTACAGCTAGTAAATGGCGTATTGACGCGACTCAGAGAGCCAATGGTAACTACTGTTAGGACGCAGGACGATCCTGTAGTTAACCTTGTTAAACAGTTTGTTAATGATGCCAAGCGGCAGGTTGAGAGCGCACACGCATGGAACGCCACTAGAAAACTGTGGTCATTCGGCACTGAGGAGAACAAAGCTTCTTATATCCTAGATGAGACAGATGGCGGCTGTCGCGTTACAGCAGTTTGGAATGATTCAAACCGCCTAGATCAGTGGGACTTAACAGTGATCCTTGGACACAGGGCGTCCTTTGGAAATCCATTCCGCTATGCCTTTGAGGGAACTAATGATGCCGGTGATGTCATGCTTAGGCTAGATCCTATTCCTAATGACGTTTTCCCTATACAGATACTAGGGCATAGGAACCTTCCAGACTTTGATTTAGACACAGACATAAACAGACTCCCAGACCAGCCCGTTTTATACTACGCACTAGCACTAGCGGCTAGAGAAAGGGGAGAGGTAGGGGGCCAAACGGCAACGGAGCTTTTTAACATGGCTCAGCAATATATTTCTGATGCTATTGCTCTTGATGCGAACTTGAGTGAGACAGAACATACTTGGGCGGTAGTCTAATGGCGCAACCAGTAAATCAAGTAGGCATAAGAAGCCCCGGTTATCAGGGGTTAAACACTGAGTTATCCCCTATTAACGGTGACCCTGAGTTTGCTCTGGTTGCTGATAACTGTGTGGTAGATCAGATAGGCAGGCTCACTACTAGGCAGGCATTTGCTGACTACATTAAGTTTGAAGACCGCAACAACCTAGAAATCATCAAGATCAAGTCTCATGTCATATCAGATGACCCTATACATGGCACTCACAGAGAGGCCCCTGTATTTGTGTACCGAGAGGGCAATGTAGAGGAGGTTCCTGTCACCACTATGGTGCCTGTAGGGGGCCACAGAAAGCTCCCTGTGAAGCGTGGTAGATCCTTAGAAATCACTGGTGAGGCCAACTACGGAGTGGGTATAGAAGCTGATGATGGCTCTGTAGCAGACGTTATTCTGCCTAATGGCTATGGCGCTGACCTGATTACTGCTGAGCTAGTGGACTTCAAGGATGAGCTATACCTGTTCAGCAAAGGCAATGCCGTTGTGAAGCTGGAGGACAATGAGTTTAAAAACTTTGGCGCTCAGTGGGTTAACTCGTTAAATAAGTCCGTAGACATAGATGGTGACATTGCCATCTCTGCATACGGCAGGCTCTGGGTTAGTGGGGTAAGTGGTGATTATCACGTCATTCATTACTCTAGCTTGCTCAATGAAAACCAGTGGTATGAATCTAATTCAGATCCATCAAACTCAGCCAACCTAGGTGGACTAATTGATGTACGAGAATACTGGCCTGTTGAGTCTGACACGATTGTTAATATCCATGCCCATAATGGCTTTCTGTATGTGTTTGGTCGCAACAGCATTCTTATTTACTCTGGTGCTGACTCCGCTGATCCTGCTGGACAGGATGGATTGGTGCTACAAGATACGATTTCTAATGTAGGTCTGGTTAGACGGGATGCAATCTGCAACATAGGTACTGATGTGCTGTTTGTAGATGAGTCTGGTGTCAGGGCTATGGGCAGGGTGATACAAGAGAAGTCCTCCCCCCTTACCGAACCCTCTATGAACATCCGTAGAGAGATTCAAGAAGTCATCATGCAAGAGCTAACCCTAGACCCTAAGTGGTCAGGGATAAAGATGGAGTATTGGCCCTCTAAATCACTGGCTTTAATGCTCTGTACTGGCCTCAGAATTGCCTATGTTTTCCACCTAAATATGCCCTCTAAAACAGGGGGATATAAGGTCACACGCTGGACTAATTGCTTCTGGATAGATTCCACAGAATGCAAGATGGCTGAAGGTGATGTGGTCTACATGGGTGGTAAGGCACAGCATGGATTACTGCGCTATAAGGGCTATGTAGAGGGTGATGAGGAGGGCGTACCTAACCCCTACATTATGAAGTATGAGGGCATGGCTATGGCCCTTGGGCAGAACCCAATGCAGACCGTTATCCCGAAGTCTATCTACTATGTGTGTATGGGTGAGTATGTTCCCGGCATGGCTAATGCGATGTGGGGGTTCAGCGACAAGCTGGTAGCTAGCAGAGAGTTTCAGATAGATGTGGAGGGCAGATCACGGTATGCACTGCACGAATTTAGCGATGACGGAGAAGAAGAGATGGCAGGCTATTACTCTGACGGTGGCCCTCATTACGCTGGTTACAAAGTTAACACTAACGGATCTGGCGCGTTGTTCCGCGTTGGGTTAGAAATCAAAGTACAGGGTGGTAGATACGCCCTTCAAGAATATGACATCAATTCCGCTGTCGGGAGGATCACAGCATGAGTAATGTAGGCACTGACGGTTATGACTATACCGGAATATCAAACGGCTCTGTTGATGCCGCAATAAGTACGGCGGTAGGCAATCCTTTTGGTAATGCCCTCCAAGGTCTTGGTGGCTGGCTGAGCGACAACTCTGCAACTCTAGGGTATGCCGGTAATGCTATCGGCGCTGGTCTGTCTATTGACCAAGCACTGAGTGAAGCCAGCAGGATTAGTAACCTCGGTACTTATCTTAATGATTGGTCTGCTCAGCAGGGAAATCTGCTAGATCAAAACTCTCAGTTTAAAGGGTATGGGATTACCACCGGGCTTGGCCAAACAACTGCTGGACTTGATGCGAACGGTGTTTTCAGATCTTCATTCGGGGCTGGCCCTGATACCAACCTAAATAACCAAGGTGTTTCGTACAGAACTGCGGGTAATAACCAGATGGGGACGGCCGCTAATTATCTAGGCAACGCGGCAGGCATGGTTAACGGCGTCAACTATCAGTCCGCTACCAATGACGCTATGGGCAGATCACTGGCTGACCCAAGGTTACGTCAGCAAGAAATCTACGATCAGATGATGGCTATCCAGAATCCTGAGTTAGATCGTCAGCAGGCAGTACAACAGGCCCAAGAGTATCAGATGGGCAGGGGTGGCATTAGAGGCACACAGTACGGCGGCACAGCAGAAGACGCGGCAATGGCAAGGGCTAGGTTGCAGGCTTCTAACGAGACTGTCTTGTCGGCAATGAAGCAGGCTGATGCAGAGCGTTCGATGTTTGGTCAGATGGGTGCTCAGTACGGCAACCTATACAACCAGCAGACCGGCAACATGGCTCAGATTGGTCAGGGCATGGGCCAGCTAGGAGATCAGAGAACACAGCTAGGCATGGAGATGGAGAAGCTGAAGTACCTGCCAATGGATATGCAACAGAAGATCTTGCAGACAATGAACAACTCTCTAGACCAAGCACAGACAGGACAGCTAACAGGTCAGGGATACTTGAGCCAGATGTTACTAGGCGGCATGGGCAACAACACCAACCTTCAGAAGATCTCCAGCGAACTGCGCGGCAACGTATACAACGCCGTACTCAACAACCTTGGTGGCGCTACTGGATCGGATGGTTCGTCTACCAGTGGATACTCTGGATTGCTTAGCGGTATTGCTGGTGGCCTGTCTACGCTTGGTGGCTGGCTTGGCGGCAGTATCGATTGATTACTCAAGGATTTAGGAGATAGATAATGGCGGGACGTAATGCGTCAGTAAACTTAACTGGCCTGTTTGCAAACATGCAACGAGGTCTGATGGATGAGGGCAAGGCAGGCAATCAGTTTGTAGATACATTCAAGCGGTCTCAAGCTCCTGACCTAGATACAAATAACTCGAATAGCCTTATGGCTTACTCAGATTGGGCGCGGCGTAATGGCTATGACGAGGAGGCTAGGCAATACCTAGCACTTGGTTATAGGCAACAAGAAAAGGAAACGCTTAGGGGTCAGCAGGCAAGGTTACAGGAAGGTCAATCTGGCGTTGCTGACATGTCCAGAAAAATGATGGCTATCCTTAAAAACCCAAACCTTAGTGCAGAGGACAGAGAGACCCAGCTCAATAATTTGCAAGAAAGTGCGAATGCTATTGCAAAGGTCACTCCAAATATGGAACCCCTTAAGGTGGGAAACTTGAGGACAAATGTTGAGCAGGCGTTTCTCAGTCAGGCTTCGGTCGAGCAACAAATGGACCTAGCCGCACAGCAAAACGAAAGGGAATGGGATCGGTTAGGAAACGAAGAGCTAAGACTTGGTATGGCTAAAGAGCAGTTGGCTATGGCAAGCGAGACACATGCCGAGTGGGTAAACACTGCGGATTATAGAGAAACATTGCGAGGGCTAGAGCAGGAGAAACTCGCTTATGAAAATTCACTTATGCTTGCCAAGCGATTTGCCGGTACCGAGGGCGGCAGAGACAAGTTTAATACCGTAACAGGCGGAGCGTATGAGGGCGTTTTTAATGCTGTTGAACAGCAAAGAACTGCTCAACAACTTCAGATCGATGAGGCGGTTCAACGCCTAGAAGCAGGTAGCTTTGATTACAAAAAAGAAGATCTTGTTTCGCTGGGAATACCAGATGAAATTGCGGCAAACATTGTAAAGATCGGAAGTAACCTACCCAACGCTGGAAACACAATGGTGGTTACGGCGATTAAATCTGTGCTTGGAGGTCAGGAAGCGCCCACCTCTGCAATGTTAGGATTGTTTGAGGGCGCGGCTTTGAACTGGGTGAGGAATAACTACGACCATCCCGGTCAAGATACTGATGAGAAAGATGAAGCGAAAGCTAAAGAAATTGCTCTTAGAATGGCTAACGTTTTTATGAAGACAAGCGATATGGAAGAGGCGCTAAAGATCCCAAGCTTAATAGGTGCGAGGGATGCCCCCCAAGATCCTGATGACCAGTTTGCTGACCTTGCTCGTCAAGTTAATGAGATCTTGGCGGCAGAATCTGATGCGATAGATCCAGATGGGTAACGCTTCCATAGATTCACCCCAAGAATTGCGCCAGAGAATAAGCAACCACTAAGCAACCAGAACGTAGGGCAGATAATGGATAGTGTAACCGCCGAAAGAAAGAAAGAAAGGGACACTGTTTCTCCTAGTGATATTCCTGAGTTGCTTCAGCTTATCAAAGATGCTGAAAGTTATGGAGGTGGATTACTAACAAGTCTTCTTGATACTGATTCGTACAACGTGCGGCATGGCAGTAGGGCTGACGCTGGCCTTACTGACATGACTGTAGGCGAAGTGTATGAGCTTCTAAAGAAAGACAACAAGGCATCTGGCGCATATCAAATCAGTAGAGACACGATGGAGTGGCTGGTTAAGTACAGCAAGATGGATGTTGATTTGGATGACAAGTTTGATCCCGAGATGCAAGACAGGATGGCAGTCAGGTTAGCAGAGCGAAGGGGTCTCAATGAGTACCTTGCTGGTGACATGTCTAAAGAAGAATTCTCTACCAATCTTGCACAGGAGTGGGCGGGTCTTCCTAAAGATGAAGGCGGCCTGACGTATTACACAAAAGAAGTAATGGGAAAGATGGGCATGGAGGGGGCCAATGCCGCAACGGTTGAGTATGAGCAGGTCATGGCCGCCCTTCCTAAGACGTATGCGGTGCAGGGTGCAGAGCGGAAGGAGCAGATGGACAGCTTAGGGGTTGAAGCCCCAGAAAGGGAAAGGCGCGTAGTGCCACAGCCTAGTCTTGCAGGAGCTAACTTTGGTATTGAGGACAGGAAAAAGCGACAGGGGATGCTGTCTAGCCTTGGTATGGATATGCCTACGACAGAGAGTGAGCAACAGGTGACGCCGCAGAGAGTCCCTACCGAACCATTGCAAGAGCAACAGGTCGCCGCCCGTCGAGTACCAACGAGCATTGATAGGCCAGAAGAAAATATTGTTGCCCCGCCAGCGGCTGAAAGAAGAGCTAACCCAAACGCTAGATTGCAGACGGTTAATGAGATGGAGGCCAAGGCTAGCGAGCGTGGTCTTCTTAACGAAGAATTGTCAACCGTCTTTTCTAAGATGCGTAAGCTTGCTGTCTCTACCGGATCTGGCTGGGATAACGTATCAGAGGGAACGGACTTAAGGCTGGCTGACCCTGCAATGCGCGGTCAGGTTGAGTGGACTAAAGAGCAGAAAAGAAAGTACGAGAGCGTATCCGAGAAGGTAGGAACAATAAACAATCTTAGGGAGCTTTCTGTTGAGCGGGGGAAAGAGGAAGAGTTAGCTCCGATTCTCAACAAGATGGAGCGGCTTGCGAAAGATGACACCGAGGTGATGTCTGAGCTTGTCGGCATTAAAAATGCGGCCTATGAAAGTTTGACGATGGGATTCAGGGGGGATGAAGACCGAGCTTACTACCGCTTCATGGAAGAGAAACCCCCTTGGTTTGTGCCAAAAAACTACAAGGAAGATCCTCGTTACAAGGCATTGCTTGCAGAGGAGAGAGCAAAAGAACAAGAGTTTGCCAGCGATAATCCGGTACTGGATTTTACTGCTCGCTTTGGTGGCGGCATCGCAACTGGTGGCGCAGTGGGTAGGGCGTTTGGCGTAGGAAAGACAGGGCTTCAGGGCATGACTAGGCAGGGTACTGCCGCAGGTTTAGAGGGATTTCTTTACGGATATAACGAGGGCGAAGGATCGTTTGCTGACCGAGTAGAGAATGGCGCATATCTTGGCGCGGCAACGGGAGTGCTTGGTGGAACGTTTGGCTACGTCGGTGGCCGCATGACTGAGAATAAGGCGAAAAGAATAAAGCAAGACAAGGATTTAGAAAAGGCAAGAGTTGAGCGGGTCAAGGAACTCAATCGTCCAACGTCTGGCAACGACGATGTTATTGATACGGCGCAAAGATACCTTACTGAGCTAGCTGAAGACGGAATGCGTCAAACAGGCAAGGAGCTTACGGGATTAGACTACGGTAACGCGCTCAAGAAAATGTCTGAGGTTACCGGTCTTAAGATTAAGCGCCTGCTTCATGCTGAGATGGCCACTGGCCGCAAGGTTATTGACTTTAGGGAAGTTACAATTGATGAGCTTACTAGAAGAAACAGTCGGCTTGCAAAAGAGACAGGCTTTAACGGGGAGACTTATGACCCCGGCCCATTTGCTAAATACTATAACAAGATAATACGTCCGCTGGCTAAGTATGGGGAGAAGTGGGTTAGTAAGGGGTACGGCGCAGGACTTCAGCGCACAGCTACCCTGATAGCTAGAAAAAACGCAACCATTGAAAAAGAACTAATGCCGAATAGGGAGCTAACCCCTGCAATGGTTCAGTTTCAGGAGCAGATGGATGATGAGATTAAGCGGCTCATCCTCAACATGTCTAACATCTACAAGAACAATCCCAATAGGAACTTTGACGAGCGGCGACAAGCCTTTGAGCAACTGCGTAGATATGTGTGGGAGAACAAGCAGAATCCAGCACAGGTGATGCAGGGCTTTGAGCAGGCGCGTAGGGTTATTGCGCGAGAGGCGGCAGAGTATCGTAGGGCGGTGGACTCTGACCTGCCTAATGATCCTTTCTACTGGCCGTCAATTTACAAAACAGAAAGTAAGCTGGCTGGTGAGCTTGGCCCCAGCAACGTAACCAAGCTAGAACAGCAATACACTCAAAGAAGAAATCAGCTTGTGGAGGGCGACTTGCAGTTGGCTCTTTATGAAGATCCGCTGACTGCGGCGATGTCTCAGATCAGAAAATGGAATGGTCACGTTGCGGCGTATGACACTTTTAAGCTACGCAATATAGGAATAGACAGGAGAAGGATAGAGGGGGAGGTTGCGGCAGGGGTATCGGGGGCTGACAGAAAGCTGAAGAATCTTGATAGGCAAGCAGAGCTTGGACAGAGAACCATGAAGGAGATGGAGAATCAGGTTAAGGCAGAGGGCGGTGATGCGGTAAGCACGCAATTGGCTGGCGACACGCTGAATACCCTGCTTGTGTATGGCGCTCGCGGCCCGACAACTTGGATTTCTAATATGCGTAAGGCGGCGTACATGGGAACCATTGGTAACCCCTATTCCGCAGTGCTGAACCTTGGCGACATGGCAAACGCTGTTGTGAACTTTGGCTTTGAGAATACTGTTGCCGCTGTAATAGATGTTATGAAGCGGCGCGGCATTTACATGACAGTCGATGACGTTGGATTGGCAAACCAAGCAACTGGTGAATTCTTGCAAGACGGGGCAGGCGAGTTTACTAGGAACTTTGCGAAGGCGTCAGACCGCGTGTTTACTGCAACGGGCTTTAGGGCTGTTGATACTTTCGGCAAGGAAGTCTCAATGAATGCCGCTATCCGTCAGGGTCGGCAGGCAATAAGGGACGGCACCTTTGCAGATGATTGGGGATTTGCATTTAGCACGACCGAGATGCGGCAACTGCAAAAGGATTTGATGGCAGGAGACAAGACCAAGCTAACAAGAGACTTTGCCGCCGCTAACCTTGCAAAGCTACAGCCTTCTGATATGGCGCAAATGCCCAAGTGGTATTTGGAGCATCCTGATGCGCGAGTTCTCTGGATGCTCAAGACTTTTGCGATGAAGCAACTTCAGCAGATAGAAAACTTAGTTGTAGAGCAGTGGAAGCAAGGAGACAAAAAGCAATCTGTTAAAAATGCGATTGCCTATATGGGAATTGTTGGCGGCAGTAACGCTTTCCTGATGGAAGCTCGGCAAGTTGTTAAGGGTGATGAGGTCGATATGTCGTTCTCACGCTTTGCGGAACGCTACGCAGATTGGGCAACCGGCGTTGGCTCCGCTAACTTCGTAAGTAGCTACAGCTTGGAGAAGGCAAGACAGACGGGCGGCAGTCCTTTCTCTATCACCCCCTTTGGCGAAATGCTATATGCGCCGATGGCTGATGCAATCAGCCTTGGCAAAGGGGAGTTTGATGGAATGGAAGACTTTATAGAGAACTCTGAGACTCTTGGCTGGGGACCGATGGGCAGGCTTGTGCAAGATTGGGCAGATGATGACTGAGCAGGGGATTAACTAATGGCACAGAAGATGTTTTATTTTGAAGGGCGCAATACCCCCGTCATAGCAGAGAGTGCGGCGGCGGCTAGGGCTAAGTGCAAGAGGGGATGCGGTAAGCTAGTAAAGACCTTGACCCCTAGCGCATCTGACAAGAAGAAGATGGCCAAGGGTACATGGGTTACTACTCGCTCCGACGGCAAGTCAAAGGCCAAGTCATCAACGGGGCATGGCAGGGGTCAGGGGCCAGCTAGGAAATAGATTTAACCCTGAAGCCTTTAGCGTGTAGCTTGATTAGCTTCTCAAGGTTGCTGTCGGTGTGTCCACCTCTGTAGTCAATGCTGACTGTCATCATTAGTTGACCGTCTTCGTTGTACCAGTGCCAAGACTTCTTGGTTTCATCTGACGAATCTACCTCTGCTAGATGTTCACTCATACTGGCACCTCGCTCTCTAACTGCTTGGCCTGCTCCTTGAGAGAGGCCAGCGTATCCATTAGCACAGCCCTTGGTCGCTTGATTGGTATGCGCTTCTTTAGGATTAGCTCCTCGACAAACTCATAGCCATAGGTATCAACCATAAACTTGAAGTAATCGTCCGCGACTCGCTCTGGCTTGAAGGTGTTACAACCCGGACATTGGGGGTGTATGTTCTCCTCTAGTATCTTGGTAGCTGTCCACGTCCTGCTAATGAAGTGGCCACCGTGCATAGACTTCCAGTGATCTATCTTCCCGCAGGTGACACACTCAATGTAGGCAGACTTGAGGTGTACCGCTTGCTTCATCCTGACAATTTTCTGTAGCAAAGTGGCGCACTCTTCTGTCAACTTGGGTAGAGTCTTAGGCTTCCTCGACATCTTCCCCCCAGTAAAACAAATAAAATGCGTTGCAGTTTGGGCATGTCAGATTGGTAACTGCTAGGTGGTCATCCTCTGGCTCGCAGTCATTATCGCCGCCCCAGATTAATTCTGTTTCGCAGTGCCAGCATTCTTTACGCATAATAAGTAAACGCCTCCAGCGCAATAGCCAGTGAGATAACAAACACCAGCGCATAGATAGCCTCTGAATCGGCGTCTACGCGACGATAGGACTGACCCATACGATGATACCACCTCTTAGCAGTATGTTGCTTAGACGGCTGTCTATGGACTCTCATGGGCATGGTTATATATTCCTTAGTGCGTGAGGGAACTGAAGTACAATTCCGGTATGTTTGGCGAGGGCGTTTAGCATGTGTTCAGATGCCTCGCTTAGCTCTTTGGTTTCAAGATCACTGGTGCGCTCCTTATCGTAAAGCGCCTTGATGATCGGCTGGAAAAATAAACTCTTAACTGACTCCTCGCTGTAAGGAATCTCAAGCTCCGGTTTCCAAGGGTGTGCTTGGTGAAAGCCTGCATCGTTCATGGCGTTAGCCACCTCACGAAACATCAAGTGAAGCGCGTTTGATTGTTTGTTCGACCGACTGCCGTACTTGATCTGATAGATACGGTGGGTATTTTCTTCCGCCTGCTCCCTCACATACTGACAAAACAGATTCGCCGTCTCTTTGCTGTCCACTACCCATGACTGACCCTGCATTTCCCGCTCTCCATGTTTTAGTTATCCACTGCTTTCGCCAAGCCCCATGCTCGTAGACGGCAGTGGCCCTTGTCCTACTGCTGGGGTGTGCGTCATACACCATTCGGATTAGATCTGTTTGCTGGCCAACAACTATCGCCTGCCGTACCCGCTGAAGCTCCCAATCAAAATGATCCGCTACGTCTTGAACGGTGAATGATCGGGGGAATTTATTTAGTATTTTCTGGACATCAGCGTGACCAGTGCCAGCGTAGGTCATCGCTTAAACTCCACTGGCGATAGCTTTCTTGCGCTGTTAGAGCAAAAGCCTCTGGATTTTTCGTGTTGCCACAGTCCGACCCTGCCCTCATATTTCCCGCCGCGATGCTTGGCTACCCACAGCTTTAGGCATGGCTCATCGTCGTCAAACTCAGCCCCGTTATTTACCCGCGCCGCCTTTTCCTTATCGTGCCAGCACATCAGGACGTTATTGCAGATGTTGACCAGATTGCTTGACCCCATCGTTTCGTATTTATTTGGGGGGGTAGCCTCCCCACCTTGAGTAGCAGGCTTGCGAGCATGGTGAACCAGTAGGACTACAAGTTGCTCTGACTTGGCTATGGCTTGAATGACTTGAGTGAAATCCTTTTCTGCTCCGTAGTTCTCTCCTTCAAGTCCGCACATCATTAGCGCGTCAATCACCACCATGTCGCATCCCATGTCACTGAACGCGAACGTCATGGCGGTGGCGTCTTCTGGGCGTATCGCATCAACCCTGTCGTAAACGAATAGCTTGTCTCTGGTCCACTCAAAAAATTCAGTGCGCCACTCTTCGCTGGGGTTGCCGGTGGCAGAGGCAATGTCGATTAGCTGGTCCATGATCTGCGGCAACTCAAGCTCAAGGCTGGCTAACCCAACCCGCTTGCCTTGACGCATACTAGAGAGAATCATCTGAGCTGAAATCGTTGACTTAAAGTGGCCTGAGTAACCGGCGAGCATCGTCAGGGTTCCGGGCTTCAGATCAAACAAGCCAGACAGTTTCTCCCAAGGCATCTCTATACCACCTTCGTCCTGCTTGTTACGCCATTCGTCGTAGCGATCCTTGTGGTCAGCAGGCGAAACAATCTCAGCATGGGCTAGCGGGGCAAGGCGCTTGGCCACGTCAATAGAACGGAAATCAACCATCATAAAAAAACATCCTTACTGGTAGGTTTGGTATCAAGCTCATCATCCCAGCGTTCACCATTGAGGTAGGTGGCAGGGAGAGGGATGAACTGGCGGTCAGTATTTTTGTAGCGGGTCAGCAGGTCGTCAGCCAAACAAGTAATCAAGGCTTGAGAGCTAAGATTCATAAAAGTCTTTTTGGCTTGCTTCTTCCCCTGCTTCTTGGGGTACTTCGCATACCAATCATCGAACTGATTTGAACGTATATCTTTATTATCTTTTTCTTTAAGTAATATCTTATTCTGTATGTGGTCGGTTTCTCCTTCTTGTTGTTTTATCCACAGTGTGGGTTTTCCGTCACCATGGTGAACACGCTGAGAGTCAAGCAGAGCCTCAACCACTAGCGACTTGTGACTAATTCTGCCCTTGTTATCCCTCACTATGGTGTCCCACACTAACCCCAGCCCTCTTAACTCCTTCATTGCGGAGTCATATCTGTCTCGCCCTATGCCAAAGTGTTCTCTGATTTGCGTCCGTCGCACGCACCAATCTGGCGGCATACTCTGCAAGTAAACCCAAATGGCTAGAGCATCTGGTCGCTTGATGCTTTGAACCACTTGCCTTGAGATGATGTCGTATGGCAGTTGCTCCTTAACAAACTGCTCTTTGTCCTTATTGATTGGCATCAACTACTCTCCAATCGTACTCAGCCTTCCATTGGAGATAGTCCTCTTCAGTTTCCAGAGCATCCCAGCGGTTGGTTATCTTCTTGGCTTCTGGTATCTCTTTGATTGGATACTTCCTAGCCAGATCAAGCATCTCGCTTTTAGCTTCTTGCTCTGAGTGACTGAGTATCTGGTCAAGAAACCTGACCGCTATTGAGAAAGCGTGTTCTGGTTTGTGTGTGCTTGTCAGTGCTTGCTTTGCGGCGCGTCTTTCGTACTCTGCTAGCTGTCCACCCTTTGAGTAGGCGGCTATCACTCTGGTTGTAATGTCATCGCAATTCATATCTTCATACCTCAGATAAAAAAGTGCCGGTTTTGATGACCCAGACCGGAAACTGGGTTAGGAGTTGCTGGTTTTGCACCCAGATCAGCAAACTGGGGTTCTCTTTTTTAACCCAGTGAGATCTAACTAGGCGCTTTGATTACCCAGTTGTCGCTCTGGGACTTGCAAGTTCAAATTTGAATGTCAGCATTCCATTCAACAGGGGCTGACTAACCTGCAACCAAGGGGGGATTGGCCCCTTTGAATTCAAATAATTTTGTAGGCTTTGAAGCGAGCGCCTGATTCAGAGGTAACCCAGCGGTCATGCACTTCTATGCCAGAGG